AATCGAAACACCTTCTAACAATAATAATAATGGTGGTGGTGCAGAAGCAACTGGTAATTCTGTATTCGATACAATGGCAAAAGATGTGACACAGCCTTTTGGTGCAAGTAACGAATTACAAAAATATTTTAATGAAAGTATGTCAAATGCTTCAGTAAATGGCGACAAGTATTATGACTTTAAAGGTAATTTTAATTTAGGAATTCCCTCTCCTATATTAAACATGCTGGCTAGTGGAGTAGATTCTTTATTTGGTGGCCCAGCTAAAAGACAAAATAGATTTAACACTGCTGTTGATACTATCTTAGGTCAGACAACTAACCCATTTAGTTTTGGCGAAATGATGGGCGATAGTAGGTTTAGAGTTTACGGCCCACAAACATATTTAAACAGAGTCGGCAATCTTCCTGTTACATCAAATCAAGGAACTGCTTCCGTTAATGATTTATTAGCTAGCATGCAAAAAGCAGAAGAGGAAAGAGGAAAAACACAAGGAAGCCCGATTGCTCAAGACAATTCAGGTGCAACTGTTACTGGGACACCATTACGAAATGCTGACGGAACTAGAAACAATGTTGCTTATCAATCTGCTGTTGCAAAGAACATAGCTAGAAATATTGCTAATACAGGTACAAGTGGATTTAGTACATCGTTAGGTGGTTTTACTCGTGGCAGATAACGAACAAAAAAGAAGCGAAGAAGCAAAAAGAATTTTAGAAAATCCAATTTTTATTGAAGCTATAAACAAAATTTCATCAGAGATTTATAACGACTTTATAAATTCAGATGTGCAAGATTCAGAACGAAGAGAAAATGCCTATAAATTTAATAGGGTACTCAATCTCGTTGTGATGCAAATAAAATCAGTCATGGAGACTGGTAAAATCATAAAAAAATAGGAGTATTTAATGGCAGAACAACCAGTAATGGACTCTGCAACAGAACAACAAACTGACTCTGTTGCACCAATGCCCAAGCCTTATAATAGAACAGAAGAGGCTGTCAACGACCTGAAGAACTTACTAAACTTAGATGCCTCTAAGAATCAGGAAGTTGCAAGTAATGAATCAACAAAAGAAGTAAGCGATTCTGAAAAGAACACCGATGACACTTTTGAAGATCCAGAACTTTACGATCAAATTGACGAAGAAATAACCTCAGAGAACAATCAGGAACTATACAAAGTTACTGTCGATGGACAGGACATTGAAGTCACCCTTGACGAACTCATGAAGGGCTATTCTCGCCAAAGCGATTACACTCGCAAAACCAAAGAACTTTCTGAAGACAGAAAGAATGTTAGTGAACTAAAAAATCAATTAACTAGGCAGAGCGAAGAGGCGAAGATCAAGAGAGATCAATACGAGAGACAGCTTCAAATTTTTGCTGAGCAATTAAGAGCAAGCGAACCTCAAGTAGATATGGATAGACTCTACAATGAAGATCCTGCGGAATATGTTCGTTATAAAGCAGAACAAGATCGTAGAAAAGAACTGTTAGAACAGGCAAGAGTCGAGCAATCAAGAATATTTTCTGAAAAACAAAAAGAGAACGATCAACAGTATCAATCTTATATTAGTGAACAGAGAAAACTTCTTGAAGAAAAACTTCCTATCTATGCTGATAAAGAAAAAGGCCCTGAATTTGTTAAAAATTTAGTTCAATATGCTAAAGATATTGGCTATACAGATTCAGAAATTTCTATGTTAGTAGATCACAGAGCGGTTATGATGTTGGCTAATGCTTATCGTTACGATAAGTTAAGAAAAGCAAATGTAAATAATAAAAAAGTAACCAAAGTTTCTAAGATCGTAGGTTCATCAAGTTCTAAAGCACATTCAGACAATGATAATGTCAAGCGTATTAACTCTAAAAAAGCAACTCTAAGAAGAACAGGAAGGCTCAATGATGCAGTCTCTATTCTTCAAGAGATGTATTCTCGTTAATAACATCAAAGAAAGGAATAAGTAATGGCACAACCAACCAATACTTTTGATACCTATGATGGCGTTAATTCCATTAGAGAAGATTTAGCTGATGTAATCTATAATATTTCACCTACTGAAACTCCTTTTATGGCAAACGCATCAAAAGGTACAGCAACAAATACACTTCACGAATGGCAAACAGACTCACTATCAGCAGTAGCAGTAAATGCTCAAGTTGAGGGTGATGACTATAGTGGCGATTCTCGTAGTGCAACAACAAGACTAACTAACTACACTCAAATTTCTGCAAAAGCAGTAACCATTTCAGGTACAGACGATAGTGTATCTAACGCTGGTATGGGTACTCAAATGGCTTATCAATTAGCTAAAATGGGTAAAGAAATCAAGCGTGATATGGAAAATGCTATGGTAGGTATTGAACAAGCTAAAGTAGCTGGTAACGCATCAACTGCTAGAAAATCTGCATCTGTAGGAACATGGTATGGTGGAGCATCTAATGCTTCAACTAATGGTACACCTTCGGCAACTCCTGCTGGAACAGGTGTAACTGCAATCGCTGGTGGTACAAACAGAACATACACAGAGGCTCTATTAAAAGCTGGTCTTTTAAAGGCTTTTGAAAATGGCGGTGAACCCGATACTGTTTTAATGACAGCATCACACAAACAGCTTGCTTCTGCATTTGCTGGTGTAGCAACTAAGTACAAAGATGCTTCAGATCGTGTATCAGTTGGAACGACAGACATCTATGTTAGTGATTTTGGCGAGGTGGCTTTTGTACCTGATCGTTTCCAAAACGCAAACAGAGTTGATATTCTTCAAATGGATATGTGGTCAGTGGATTTCCTAAGACCTTTTGCAACTACTGATTTAGCAAAAACTGGTGACTCTGATAAGAAACTACTCTTAGCAGAATGGACTCTAGTCGCAAAAGCACCTGAAGCTAACTATGGTATATTTAACCTAACTGCATAATTATTTGTAGTCTAGGACTAGGGGGTGTTTTTAATGCACCCCCTTTTTTATTTACAAGAGGAGTAACTATGATTTTTAAAAACAAAAAACATTCTTCAGGATTGTATAAAGTTGTTGATGGATCAAAGAAAGCAGAACCTATGGTTTCTAAAGGATCATCAAAAAAACAATCTATGAAAACATCTATGGGTGATCGTAAATATGATCCCATGTTAAAGATTTCTGGTAATCAAGGTTTATCTGTTAAAGACAGTATTGACATGATGATTGCCAAAGCAATAAAATAAATGACAAAAAAATATTCTCTGAATGACGCTAATGATGAGTCTTCAGTTAAAACTAATTTAGTTGTTGATGAGGGTGAAAATAAATTTCACATCGAAAACTATCAAGATGAATCAACAATAAAAGAAATATTAGATGCCAATAAATTAGCACAAATAGAAGGTGCTTATAAATCTAAATTACTACAAAATGAAAAAGGATATAGAGTAGCAAGACTGCCTAATATCATAGTTCATCAATTAGCAAAAAAGGGAATATTATCTTACGCAGGAAAAGTATTAGACAAACCAGCTTTTTTTAGATGGTTAAACGACTCTGATAATAAACATTTTAGGATTTATACAGGTAATTTATAATGGCTTTAGACACTTACTCTAATCTCAAAACTACTATTGCAAACTATCTCAATAGAAGTGATTTGACTGCTTATTTAGCAGATTTTATACAACTTACCGAGACTAGATTAAATAGAGAATTAAGAGTAAGAGAATTAATTACTACAGATACATCTATAACTACTGTTTCAGGTACACAAAGTTATTCTTTACCTACAGGATTTATAGAAGCTACAGCTATTATTTATCAAAGCAATCCTTATAGAACATTACGATTTATGTCTAATGCAGATTTTTATAACAAATATAACACAAGTCAAACTGCTGGGCTTCCTACATATTTTACTATTGTTGGTACAAAAGTTTTATTAGGCGTTACTCCTGACTCAGCAAAGACATTACAAATAGATTATTATAAAAAAATTACTGCTTTATCCGACAGCAATACATCAAACGATATATTGACTAACTATCCTGATTTATATTTGTATGGTGCGTTAGCGGAATCTGCTCCTTTTTTAATGCAAGATGAAAGATTAAACACATGGGCAACCCTATACAAAGAGGCTCTTGCTCAAGCCAACGAGGCATCAAGAAGAGGATCTACAACAACATCACCATTACAGATGTCCACAACACAGGTGGCGTAAATGATTGAGTTTGGTGATTTACAAGCCGACTTACCTGCTTTTCAAAACACAGGTGCGTTAGTTGTAGATAATGTAATTCCTTTAAAAAAAGGATATAGAAGTTTAGCTGGATTTCAGGCTTTAAGTAGCACTGGATTATCTGGCAGTGCTGTTGGTTTATTTACAAGTTTTGGTGCTAGTGGTTCTACCAACTATGCAGGCGATGCTACTAAACTATATCAAATGGACTCTTCTTTAGTGTTCCAAGATATAAGCAAAGCAGGTGGATATACTAATTCTACTACAGAAAATGCTAGAGACTTTTGGGCCTTTACTCAATTTGGTTCTAATATTATCGGCACTAATTTTGCAGATAATATTCAAAAGTTTGAAGAGGGCGTTGATAGTGCTTTTAGTGATTTAGTTTCATTAAAAGCAAAATATATAGCAGTTGTTAGAGATTTTGTAGTTGTAGGATATACAGAAGAAAGTGGAACAACATATAACCAAAGAGTAAAGTGGTCAGGGATTAATAATAGTAGTCAATGGACTCCTAGCCAAACCACACAGTCAGGTTATCAAGACATTGTTGGCTCGCATGGTAATATCCAAGCTATTGTAGGCGGTGAGTCTTCAGGAATAGTCTTTATGGAAAAAGCTATTTATCGAATGACTTACGCAGGTGTGCCTTTAATTTTTCAGTTTGATAAAATAGCTGATAATATCGGGGCCTTTGCACCTAAGTCAGTTGCCTCTTATGGTAATATGATCTTCTTCTTAGCCCAAGATGGTTTTTATAAACTAACAGGTGGTCAAGATTTAACACCAATAGGAAACGCAAGAATTGATAATTACTTTTTCAATGATCTTTCTTCTAACCTAGACGGAATTACTTGTGCGATTGACCCCAACAACAGTATTGTTGTTTGGTCTTATCGAGGATCAGGTGCTACAGGAACAACTAATAACAAACTTTTAATCTACAACTATTCCGTAGATAAATGGTCAACAGGATCAGGACAAGATTTACAGTTTATAGCAAGTGCTTCACAAGAAGCATTTACCACATTAGAGAGTCTTGATGTTTTAGGTGACTTAGACAGTTTACCTAGATCATTAGACTCATACTATTATGGTGAAGGAATCATAGGTCTAGCAGGTTTTAACTCTGATAACAAGTTTGGTAAATTTTTATCATCAAGTTTATCAGCAACAATAGATACTACAGAGTTTGAAGGATCAGACGGCAAAAGATCAACAATTATTAATTGTAGGCCAATCGTTGATGCAGATGGTGAAAACACTACTGTTACAGTTACACCGATTACTCGTTCATCACAAATTGATAGTACAACTATTGGAACTGCGGTCACTGTTAGAGATAGTGGGGATTGCCCTTTACGCTCTACAGGTAGATATCATCGACTAAGAGTTAATGTTGATGGTAATTTTGATACTTTAAGTGGAGTAGATATAGAGGCAAGACCTGAAGGTAAAAGATAATGGCTGATAATCAGTTTCCTCTTGTACCATTGTCAATGCCTAATACTGGGCAACATTTAAGATTAGTTTCAACATCATTGAACAACACAATCAATGGTAAATTGAATAGTACAGGTACAGTTACTTTAACCGCTAGTAATACAACAACAACTTTAACTGATGCAAGAATAGGCGGTAATTCAGTAGTTTTATTTATGCCAACAACTGCTAATGCAAGCACAGCTTCTAGTAGTTTATATGTGTCAGCAACAGGTAATGGAAGTGCAACATTAAATCATGCAAGTTCAGCAAACACCGATCAAACATTCTCCTATTGTGTCATTGGATAATGTTGTTACTAGAGTTCCTTGTGAAGATGTTGATTTTATATGGAGTCAAGTAGCTCCTTTATTAAGTAAAGCACTAGACGAAACATATACAATTAACGACATACTTTCAGGGCTTGTGAATGATCGTATGCAACTTTTTATTAGTTGGAATAATAATTCTGTCGAGTGTGCTGTCGTTACAGAAATAGCACAATATCCCCAATCGAAAGTTTTACGATATTTTCTAGCAGGGGGGACTAATTTAGAAAACTGGCTAGAAAGAATACAAATCATTATAGAGAAATTTGCAAAAAAAGAAAATTGTACCCACCTTGAAGTTGCGGGCCGTAAAGGCTGGGTAAGAAAATTGAAAGGATTTAAAGTTAAAGCATACTTACTAAATAAGGAAATATAACATGTCAAAAGGAAGTAACCCATCTAATGTAACAACTACGACTCAAAATGAGCCTAGTGATTTTATCAAACCCTATCTAACTGAAGCTATAGACTATAGCCAAGATTTATTTCAGTCAGATTTGCCTAATTTTTTTCCTAATGCTACCTATGTTGATTTTTCACCTGAAACACAAACAGCATTAGACTTAACAACAACAAGGGCAACACAAGGAAACCCACTATTAGGACAAGCACAAACAGTTTTAGGTAATACATTACAAGGTAACTATTTATCGCCTACTTCTAATCCTTACGCTCAAGCAGTTTATAATCAAATGGCTGGCGATGTGACTTCACAAGTACAATCTCAATTTAGTAAAGCAGGAAGATTGGGTAGTTCAGCTAACCAAGAAACTTTAGCTAGAGAATTAGGTGTTCTTGCTAATGATTTTTATGGCGATCAATACAATAGAGAAAGAGACATCATGGCCCAATCTATTGCTCAAGCACCTTCATTAGCTGAAGCGGATTATAATGATATTACAAAATTGGCTCAAGTAGGTGCTGACAAAGAAGCATTACAACAAGCAAAATTAGAAGATGCGATTGCTAGATATGACTTTGAGCAACAAAAACCTTACATCAAATTAAGCGAATATTTAGGTGCTTTAGGATCGAATGTTCCTTCAACAACTATAGAAACATCGCCTGTTTATAGAGATAGAGTGGGTGGTTTATTATCAGGTGCAGGACAAGGTATTGGCCTTGCTAAAGACTTAGGACTTCCTTCTATTTATGGTGCGATTGGTGGCGGATTACTAGGAGTATTATAATGAATTTAGGTTTATTAAATAGCAACATACAAAACGAATATCCTCAATATAGAAAATATCCTAATACACTACCACCATCTATGTATGCCGAAGATGTCGGTTTTCAAAAATCACCTTTTGCACAAGATGTTGGAAAAATAACAAGATTTTTTAAAAACAAAATTTTTAATCCTGCTTACGATTATACCACTAAAAATATAATTAACCCCGCTATTGATAAGACAGCAGAATATTTTGGCTATGGAACTGTTTCACCAAATGTCGTTGATCCAAGTCAAGAGACAAATATTACTGGTGGTGATATATTTCAAAATATAAGTAATTTTACTACAAATACAGCTAAAGCATTATCAGATGTTGTTGTCCCCACATTAAACAAAAACGAAGATGCCGAAATTGCTAAAATAAACGCAAATGCAAATTCTTATAATTTTCCAAGCTACAATAATCAAGGCGGGTTATTAAATAATGAACAACTTAAAGATCAATCTTCAGCAGGTTTATTAAATGTAAATAAACCAACAACTCCAGCTACAGGATTTACTTATGACATGTTTACCAACAATAACACTGTGGCTTCTAACAATACTCAAAACACTAACGCTAATCAAAACACTAACGCTAATCAAAATACTAACGCTAATCAAAATACTAACGCCAACCAAAATACTCAAAACAACAATCAAAGCACAGTAAGTAATAATCAACAAGCATCAAGTAGCACATCAAGTGTTAATGCACCTTCTAGTAATAATCCACATAAAGAACGAGTATTACCAGACTCTAAAACAGAAGTTA